TTCGCCAGAGAGATTGAGGATCGCACTCGCAAGATGATTCAGGACTGTGTACCCGGTGCATTGATGGTTCTCAAAAACCTCTCAGAAGGCGCTGAGAGCGAATCTGTGCGACTTGGCGCTGTGAAGGATATACTGGACAGGGCTGGTCTTAAACCCACTGAGAAGATCAAACAGGAAGTCTCACACATTGAAGAAAAATCCACAGAAGAGTTACAGAGGGAACTAGAGGCTTTACTTGGAACAAAACATTGAAGCGGCTATCCAGATAGCAAAAGAGTTAAGGAAGCGCGAAAGATATAACAAGATAGACTTCTACGATCCGTACCCATACCAACAGGAATTCCACGAAACCGGGGTAGGTAATAACCAACGCTTATTGATGGCGGCTAACCGCATAGGAAAATCTTATTGTGGGGCCGCAGAGATGGCCTACCACCTTACAGGACTATATCCTAAATGGTGGGGGGGTAGAAGATTTAACAGGCCCATCACAGCATGGGCCGGTGGCGTGTCAAACGAAACCACCAGAGATATTGTACAAGCAGAGTTATTGGGTTCTCCCGATGATCCAGAAGCCTTTGGCTCCGGCGCTGTTCCTAGAGAATGTATTATAAAAACTGAACGCAAGCCCGGTGTTCCAAACGCCAAGTCCGTAGCCCTCATACGGCATACTTCAGGTGAGAACTCTTCTTTACACTTTAAAGCCTATGAAATGGGCGTAGACAAGTGGCAAGGTAGATCGGTAGATGTGGTATGGTTGGATGAGGAACCGTCCAGAGAACTGTACTCACAGAGCGTCACGCGAACCCTAGACAGGAGAGGAATGGTCTACATGACCTTCACCCCTGAGCAGGGGATGACTGAGACAGTCGCCGCCTTTATGAACCAAATAAAGAGGGGGCAAAGCCTAACCAACGCTACATGGGATCATGCTTCAGAACACGTAAAGTCCATGAATGGGAAGAAGGGGCATCTTTCTGAAGAGGCAATGGAACAAATCCTCTCTGCTTACTCCCCCCATGAAAGGGAGATGCGTAGATTTGGCAGACCCTCTATAGGTTCTGGCTTAATCTTCCCACTGAACGAAGAAGATTTAATGATTGATCCAATAGAAATACAGGATCATTGGCCGCGCATAGCCGCTATAGACTTTGGTTGGGATCACCCCACGGCTGTTGTCTGGTGTGCGATAGATAATGAAAGTGACACTTTCTACATATACGATTGCTATAGAGCATCCAAGGCAAGCCCCACGGTACACTCCGAGGTAATAAGGCAACGCCCTTATTTTATTCCGATAGCCTACCCGCATGACGGAAATCGCAGGGATAGCATGGGAAACCCCGGTCTTGCTGAACAGTATAGGGGCCATGGGTGTAACTTTTTATTACAGCACTTTACTAATCCCCCCGGGTTAGGGGAAAAGAAAGGCTCTAACTCAGTAGAGGAAGGGCTGATGGCTATGTTACAAAGTATGGAAAATGGAAACTTTAAAGTATTCTCTACCCTGTCTGATTGGTTTGAAGAGTTTAGAATGTATCACAGAAAAGAAGGTAAAGTAGTAGCCCTCCGTGATGACTTAATGAGTGCAACACGGTACGCCTTCCAATCGCAACGCTATGCCATAGCAGGAACTGACCCTGAATGGACTAGCGATATAACTTATAGGAATTACGGAATTGTCTGATAAAGAACGAGAACTGATATCAAGAATTCAAGGAGAGATTAGAGGCTCCCTTGGGTATGATGGAGAGATATCGGAACAGCGGGAAAAGGCTCAAGAATACTACTATGCGTTGCCCTTTGGTAACGAGGTAGAGGGCCGCAGTCAATACGTTGATTCCACTGTTCAGGATACAATTGAATGGATTAAACCGTCTTTGATGAGAGTATTCGCCTCTGGTGATGAGATGGTTAAGTTTACCCCTCACGGCCCGGAAGACGTAGAAGCGGCAAAACAGGCCACGGATTACGTCAACTACGTCTTTACAAAAGATAATTCGGGCTGGGAGGTTCTTTACTCTTGGTTCCATGATGCGCTTTTACAAAAGAACGGTATTGTAAAAGTGTGGTGGGATGAATACGAAGAAGCAAAAAGAGAAGAATATCGAAATCTTGGCGACCTTGAGTTTGGATATTTAATCTCAGGTGATGACGTAGAGGTTATAGAGCATACAGAGGTTTCGGGTAATGAAATAGAAGGTGTAGAAACTTACCATGATGTAGTAATTAAAAGGGTAGGTTACAACGGAAAGATTAAGATTGAAAATGTACCCCCTGATGAATTCCTTATTTCAAGAGAAGCAAAGTCAATCAAGGATGCTAGGTTTGTTTGTCACAGAGTTAAAAAGACTTTATCAGAACTTCGCATAATGTACCCTAATGATGATTTTGGTGTTGAAGATTTGGGTGGCGGCGATAATATGATGGATTTTAACGAAGAGCGTTTAGCGCGTTATCAGTTTGATGATTCAGATAGTATGGCTGGAGTATTCAATGGAGGCGAAGAAGAAGCACTAAGAGAATATTATCTACACGAATCATTCCTTAGAACAGACTTTGATGAAGATGGAATTGCAGAACTAAGAAAAGTTTGCACTGTTGGCGATTACGTTTTCTCTAACGAAGAAATTGATTACACTCCGTTTGTTTCTATCACCCCGCTAAAAATCCCACACAAGTTTTTTGGCTTGTCCGTAGCAGACCTTGTAATGGACTTGCAATTAATCAAGAGTACGCTAATGCGTAATCTGATGGACAACGCCTACAACCAGAACTTTGGTAGATATGCGGTTCTAGAAGGTCAAGCGAATTTGGATGACCTCCTAACCCAGAGGCCGGGGGGCGTAGTACGAGTTAAATCTCCCAACGCCGTCATGCCCTTGGCTACCCCTCCCCTTGAGCCTTACTCATTTCAGATGCTTAGTTATCTTGATGAGGTAAGGGAATCGCGGTCAGGCGTAAACAAAAATACTCAAGGGATTAACGCAGATGCTCTAACGTCGCACACTACGGCTACCGCTGTTAATGCTGTGATGACTAACGCTCAGTCAAGAGTCGAGATGATTGCAAGACAGTTTGCAGAAACTGGCGTTAAAGAATTGATGAATTATATTTATGAACTCCTCCTGAAGTATCAGGACAAAGAAAGAGTGGTTATGTTGCGTAATGAGTGGGTTCCTGTACGCCCTGATATGTGGAGCGATAAAATGGATTGCACAGTATCTGTTGCCCTTGGTAATGGCTCAAAGGATCAACAGATGGCTCACCTGTCACAGATGTTGCAGTTTGCAAGTCAGGCTATGCAAGGTGGATTACCTATTGTAACTACGCAAAATATGTACAATCTTGGGTCTGCACTTATAAAAGCAATGGGGTATCAAAATGTTAATGATTTCTTAACACCTCCTCCGCCCCCGCAACCTGAACAGCCTAGCCCAGAACAGCAAACGGCTATGATGGAACAACAGATTAAAATGAAGGAATTGGAAATTAAACAGGGCGACTTACAAGTTAAGATGATGAAAGTTCAGCAAGACGCACAGGAAGCCGCTGTAGATGCACAACTTAAAGCCGAAGAACTGGCCCTTGAACGAGAACAGAAAAGGGCCGTAGCAATAGGAGCAACATGAGTAGAGATATAGAACATGCGAAACGCCTTCTTAATGACCCTCTATATAATGAATCATTTGAAAAATTATCAGAAAATATTTATAACACTTGGGCGCACTCAAGTGTGAACGATGTCGAAAGCCGCGAACAATGTTGGCTTTCATTACGACTCCTTGAGAGACTTCGCCTTCATCTAACCAGTATTGTTGAAACTGGAGAGATGGCGGAAAAACTTAAGGAATACCACATATAAGGAGAATTTGTTATGGCGGATACCATTGACCCGCTTCCAGTAGCACCCGGTAGTATTACCGAAGCACACAATGCTTTACTTGACTTGATGGAACCTGAAAAGGAAACCCCGGAAACCGAGGAAAGCGCACCTACGGAAGATGTTGAAGAGTCTACTGAGGAAACTCAAGACGAACCATTGGAAGAGGATGTCCTTGAAGAAGAAGCCGAAGAGGAATCTGAGGAAGAATCTGAAGAGGAAGAGTTAGACGAAGACGAATCCGAAGAGGAACCTGAATTTTATTCCGTCAAAGTTGACGGTGAAGAACTTGAGGTAAGCCTTGACGAACTTGTTAAAGGGTACTCCCGTCAGTCTGACTATACTCGTAAAACGCAAGAACTTGCAAGCCAGAGAGATGAAATGACTCAACTGCAACAGCAGTGGGCTAATGAGATATCTCAGGCACAGGCGGAGCGTCAGCAATACATAGACGCACTTGGACATTTTGTTCAAAACTCTATGGCAGGATTGGAACAGTTTAGTAATGTAAATTGGGAGCAACTGCGAGAAACAGACCCGATTGCATTTGTTACAAAAAAAGAAGAATACCGCGAAGCCCAAGAAAATGTTAGGCAAGCGCAAGCCCAACAGCAGATTGAAGCAGAAAAACAACAGCAAGAAGTTGCCAAAATGAGACAACTGGCTGTTCAGGAAGAACACAAAAAGTTAGTAGACGCTGTGCCTGAATGGAACGAACCAGAAAAACGTAATCAAATGGCATCTGAACTTTCAGCATATGCTGTTGAACAGGGATTCTCTAAAGAGGAACTGAAACAATTAATCGACCATAGATCGCTAATCGTTCTTATGAAGGCTCAGAAATATGATGCACTTCAAAAGTCTGATATTAAAGCGAAGAAGTTAAAAAACAAACCCAAAGTTGTTAGGTCTGGCAAAGGTTCTACCAAGAAATCTAATGCCAAATCAAAACGTATTGCCTCAATGAAACGTCTTAAACAGACAGGAAGAGCGGAGGATGCCGCTAGTCTGTTTGAGGATTATGTAGAACTTTAATAAAGGAGTCATTTTATGGCAATCGCAACTAATACTAGGACTACCTATAGTGCCGTTGGCATTAGGGAAGACCTAAGTAATATCATTTATAATATAAGCCCGATGGACACGCCGTTTATGTCAAGCGTGGGCAAAGGGTCATGTGACAACACGTTGTTTGAGTGGCAGACTGACCAGTTAGCCGATGCCGCCGCGAACCAGCAACTAGAGGGCGACGATAGCATGAACGCTCTGGCAGTTGCAGAGCCGCGACGTTTGCAGAATTATGCGCAAATAAGTTACAAAGCGGTGCAAACGAGTGGAACGGCAGAGGCGGTGGATTTTGCAGGCCGCAAGTCAAGTCAGGCGTATCAACTTGCCAAACGCGCAAAAGAAATTAAGCGCGATATGGAAAAGATGCTACTGTCTGAAGACCTTGCTGTTTCTGGTGCTACAGGTACACCTCGTAAAACAGCGGCTGTGATGTCTTGGCTAGGTACTGCCTCGGCAGGAACGTCAAACATCATTGATGGTTCGGCTTCTCCCGTTGTTGGTATTGTTAATCAGGGTTCGCCTACTGCTGGCTATCCTAATGGAACGTCTGTTGCAAGTCCATCTGGTTCGGATGCAGTCTTGACGATGGCTATGATTAACCTTGCTATGCAACGTGTGTTTACGGAGGGTGGAGAACCTACTGAGATAATGTGTGATGCTACTCTTAAACAGAAGATTAGCGCTCTTGGTGGTTCTGTTATTGCTGATTTGCAGAAAGACGCTCCGGGTGCAGTTCCGGCTACCGCAGTCAACGCCATTGATGTTTTGGTAACTGACTTT